ACCACATCTAATCAGACCATCAACACAATCTGCTCCACCTTACAGATTTTCAATTAACATGACATTTAAATAATATGAGTTTTAAAAAAAATAAATACACAGTTATTAAACAAGCCATATCAAAAGATCTTGCAGCTTTTATTGCAAATTATTTTTTAATGCAGAAACAAGTTTATGATACTTGTAGACAATCAAGATATTTTTCTCCATATGAAACTATTATAGGATATTATGAAGGAGAGAATGAACAGATACCAAACACTTATTCTCAATACGCTAATATGGCCATGGAAACTTTATTATTAAAATGTCAGCCAGATATGGAAAAAGCAACAGGATCAAAATTATATCCTGCATATACTTATGCAAGAATTTATAAAAAAGGTGATGAACTTAAAAGACACAAGGATAGATTTAGTTGTGAGATATCTACTACAATGAATCTTGCTGGTGATGACTGGCCTATATATCTAGAGCCCTCAGGAGAGACTGGTAAAAAAGGTATTAGAGTAAATTTAAAACAAGGAGATATGTTAGTATATTCTGGCTGTGAATTAGAGCATTGGCGAAATAAGTTTAAAGGTAAAGAATGCGTGCAAGTATTTCTTCACTATAACAATACTAAAACACCAGGCGCAAAAAATAATATGTTTGATAAACGTCCACACTTAGGACTTCCATCCTGGTTTAAAAAATAGTATATTATGGTGGAGACAGGGCACCACCACACACCTCTGTCTCCTTCTTTAAGACATGAAAAAATTTATAGACCTCTTATCTGAGCCTATTCTTGCTTCAGCAGATCAACAAAAAAAAGAAATTTGGGATGTAGAGGGTAGATTAAAAAAAGGTAATCAATCATTTAAATTTGATATAAGACCTTTAAAAGTTGTGGATGAAGATAGATCAGAAAAAATAGGTTACTTTAAATCAAAATCGGACAAAATAGTTTTTGAAAGTATTAATCAATGGATTATATTTGATACAGAAGAGTTAAACCAATATGTGAAAAGTGTTAATAAAAAAGACTTTAATATTGACGAATTACTAGATAATCTCTCTTGGAATCTTATTTTACCTAAATAGCTGATCTATACTAATTAATTTTTTAGTGTAAAATAACAATATGCCTTTAACAAATATAGATATAGCACCAGGTTTTAACAAACAAGTAACTGAAACAGGCGCAGCAGGTCGATGGATTGATGGCGATTTTGTAAGGTTCAGATATGGACTTCCTGAAAAAATTGGTGGTTGGGAACAAATTACAGCTGAAACTTTATTAGGCAAAGTTACTACACAAATGATTTGGGCCGATTTAGATGGTAATAATTATGTAGCCTTAGGTACACACAAAACTTTAATTTTATATTATGAAGGTGCTTTTTATGATATTACTCCATTAGATACTGCTATTACTGGTGCAACTTTTACAACGGTAAACACTTCCGCTACTGTTACAGTAAATAAAACTGTTCATGGTTTATTAGCAGGAGACTTATTTACTTTTACATCAGTGACACCTCCAACAGGAGCTGGATATACTGCAGCAGATTTTACAACAAATACATTTGAAGTAATTACTGTTCCCGATAATGATACTTTTACAATTACTATGGCAACTAATGCAGGCACAAGTGTTTCTGCAAGCGGCTCTGCAACACTAAATCCTTATGTAAAACCAGGACCTTTAAATCAAAGCACTGGTTTTGGTTGGGGCACATCTACTTATGGAGGAGCTACAGGGTTGCTTAGCACTCTTAACGGTTTGTTACAGGATGATACAGCAGGGACTGGGGGTTCAGGAACTTCAGTCACACTCACTTCAACTACTGGTTTTCCTACTTCAGGAACAATTAAAGTAGGAGCAGAATTTATTTCTTACACTGGGATATCAAGTAATGATTTGACTGGTATAACAAGGGGTGTAGCGGGTACTAGATCTGCGCATTCTAGTGGAGCGAGTGTAGAATTTTTTACAGCATGGGGACAAGCATCATTATCTTCTTCAGTTACTCTTGATCCTGCATCATGGTCACTTGATCATTTTGGTCAAATTCTTATTTGTACAATAAAAAATGGTAAAACTTTTAGTTGGAACCCAATTACACTTAATACTTCAGCTTTACAAACAAGAGCTGCAGTCGTTACAGGTGCACCCACAAATTCTATAATGTCAATAGTTTCAGAAAGAGACAGACATTTAATAGTTTTAGGAACAGAAACTACAGTAGGTAGTCCAAATACCCAAGATAAAATGTTTATAAGATTTTCAGATCAAGAGACACTTGACGATTATCAACCAACTTCAATTAACACCGCAGGAACTTTTAGAATTGATTCTGGAGTAAAGATAGTTGGTGCTGCAAAAGCAAAAGACTATATTTTAATTGTAACAGATACTTCAGCCTATGTTATGCAATTTGTTGGTCCACCATTTACTTTTTCTATAAGACAAGTAGGAAGTAATTGTGGTTTGATTGGTCAACACGCACTTCAATATGTTAATGGTAGAATGTGGTGGATGGGTCAAGCTGGTGGTTTTTTTGTTTATGATGGCACAGTCAAATCAGTTCCGTGTTTAGTTGAAGATTTTGTATTTACAGATAAGGGAGAAAATTTAGGTATTAATTATAATGCTGGTGAACAAGTTGCTTCTGGGTTAAATCATTTGTATGAAGAGGTAATGTGGTTTTATCCAAAAGCAGGATCTACTGAGCCTGATAGAGTTGTAACTTATAACTATTCTGAGAATACTTGGACAACTGGAACTTTAGCAAGAACAACTTGGCATGATGCAACATTATATAATAATCCGTATGCAACTGAATTTAATAATTCAAGCACACCTAGTTTTCCAATAGTGCAAGGTGTTACAAATGTTAATGGATCTTCTACTTATTATGCGCATGAGGTAGGTAACAATCAAGTAGACGCTTCTGGTAACAAAACAGTCATTCCTGCATTTATAGAATCCGGAGATTTTAATTTGAGTGATGGTGAAGTTTTCATAAGCATGAGAAGATTTGTACCAGATTTTAAATTATTAGAAGGCAATGCACAAATTACCATAAATTTAAAAAACTATTCTACTAGTTCCTCTTCATCATCTCCTTTAGGACCTTTTACAGTCACAAGTTCAACAGACAAAGTAGATACAAGAGCTAGAGGTCGAGCTGCTAGTTTAAAAATAGCTAATACAGCAACTGATGAAAGTTGGAGATATGGCACATTTAGAGCAGATATCCAAGAAGACGGACGTAGATAATGGCAAAAGTAGACATAGTTATCCCCGAACCAACTCCTACTTATACTGAAGAAAATCAAAGACAAGTAACTCAGTCTTTACGAACTATGCAGAATAAGTTAAATACTTCTTTTCAAGAAGAATTAAAACAAGAGATAGAAAGGTTTACTTGGTTCAATGGCTAATATTTATACTAATGCAAAAGTAGATCTGACTACTACAGCTGAAACTGTTTTATATACAGCATCAAATAATACAAGAGCAATAGTAAAATCTATTTTAGTATCAAATGATGCGGGAAGTGCAGCAACAATTACAGTCACATTAACTAATGTTGCAGGTGCTGTATTTAGTTTGTTTAAGGTAAAATCAATAGATTCAAACACCACTGTACAATTATTAACAGAACCTTTAGTTCTACTAGAAAGTGAAATTTTAAAAGTTACTGCTTCTGATGCCAATGAATTACATGTTGTAGCATCAATATTAGAAATTAATAGGTCTGATCAAAATGGCTAGAAAATTTAAAGATTATGTTGAAAGACCAAAGCCCAGAAAGCGACCAGGTCGTCATAAAAAAACACTTAACAAAAATGAGAAAAGAGATTATAAACCATACAACAAACAAGGAAGATAAAAATGAGCGATCTTGTAAAAATACCTGCAGAAGCAAAAGAGATCATCAAACACAAAAGAACAGGAAAGGTATATGCTAACAAAGCTGATTTTGATGCTGATGTTGCTGATACCAATACTGATACTACTGTGGATGATTTCAGACAAGACCTTGAAATAAAGGTAACTAAAGTTTCTAT